TTATCGTCCAAAACAACCATACCATTAACCGCCGTAAACGTATTATCCCGCTTTTCGTCCTCAATGGCGGCAATATCCAAAAGATAGGGGATTTTGCGTATATTGGGGCTTTCGGTTTGCTCTTTCAGATTGTACGACGGTTTTTTGCGCCAATCTTTCGGGCTGAAATTGAAAATACGGGTAACGGGGAATTGCTCAAAATTGACGTTCCACATATCCCGGTACATCCCCAATTGTATTTCGCTTTCCTCGTAAAAGCCTTTACGACCGCTTTTGAAATCGACAATTGCGTTAATCCGGTCGTCGCTTCCAATCTTTGCCCGCATGGTACACGGGCAATCAATCATTCCGGCATACTTGTAATACGGGTGTACCAACGCAATTTCAACGGCTAACGGTCGTACATCATAATCCAACACGAATTGCGCAAATGCCAATACGTCCTTTTTCAAATCGTCAGCGTAATAAATAAAGTCGTCCGGCAATCGGTAAACCTCAATGTATTCTTTTAGTTTGCCTTTCAGTCCGTCCAAATCATACGCCCGGTTAATCAATAATTCCTCAAATGCGGCGTGCATAAACGTTCCATACGCCGCCCGTTCGCCTTTGTATCGCTCGGCTTCCTCAATGCCTTTGTTCGCAATCCA